AGTGTGGTGCATCATTAAACTTCCAATCGCCACCCCATTCGTATCCGTATCTCTTAAAAATAGCCACAATCTCCTGCCAATCACTTTTACCATCTCCATCAAAATCAGTTTTTAAATCCCAACTTGCGGTTTCAAAAGTGCCATTCTTATCCTTGTCAACTAACAAAACAATATCAATAGCTAATCCGTAGTTATGATAAGACTGACCGCCTTTAGCCTTAGTAACAATAGCACCAGGCTTTGTTCTACCTTGTGCAAACAATCCGTCCTGCTCTGCAAATGTTCTTAGCGTATAAGCAAAACGACAAGCTGCGGTGCCTGTTAAAGCTGCAACAATTTCATCATACATAGTTAACGCCTCATCTCTTAACTTAGGATGGAGCAATTGGATTCTCTCCAATGTTTTTTGGTCTTTCATTTTTATAACATTTTAATTGTAAAATATGTCAATAACACTACCCAAAAGATAAAGCCTATGAGTAATGCTCTTTTTTCGTTATTCGGCATCTTTCTTAATTGAGAATTTATCAATAGTACTCGTACCCATTGCAGCTATACAAATAGCCATAACGCAGTCTACAAGTTTGTCGCTTGGTGCTACTTCAACGTGGCTAAACGAATTAGCCAATAAAGTAATACATAAAAACAAAGCACTCAATAAAGCAATTACTCTTTTAGTGCTAATTGATCCCCTTTCGTCCGATAATAAATTTGCTATCCATTTCATATTATTGTGTTTTAATAAGTGCTAATGCCATAAATAAAGCTAATGTCCATAATCTGTTTATGCCTTTTTCTTTCTCGTAGGTTTCTTTAAACTCTTGGATTCCTGTGGTTGGTTTAGTATTTTGGATATGATATCTGTAAATGTTGATTGTATCTTGCTTTTTACTAATTTGATTAATTGCTGAATCATAATACTTTGTTTTAATTTGTAATGAATCTATTGTCTTTTTATAACCTAAATACAAAGCGTTTATTTCTTTGCCTTGCTCAATGGTCATTATAACAACCGAATCTTGTTTAATTTTCTTTATTATTGGGTATTGCGAGTAGCTTGAAACTGATACCAGAATCATTACTAACACTATCCAAACTTGCTTTAACTTCACTTAATTCGGTTTTTAATATTTTAACTTCTTGTTTTAATTCGGTTATTGTTGCAACTGCTTTTGTAACTAACTCTGCTTCCTTTTTACTTGCCTTAGCTTGTACTTGAACTGACAAAGTATTTGTTTCCGATACCTTATTCATTAACTTTTGGAACTCAATATCATCTTTTATGTCCTCACTTTGGTTTTGAGCCGATGCCGTACAACCGAATATAAATATAAACAATAAGTATTTCATTACTTAATAGATTGAATTTTACCTAAACTTTCAAGTGTGCTTAGTTTAGCCGTTGCAGATGCCAAAGATGAATCGCATCTTCTTAAAGCCACTTGCATAATATCAACCTTCTCGTCTAACTTTTCAACCTTAACCCCTTGACTTGTAATCTGGTCTTTAAAGGTAGAACGCACATCAATATACAAGGCAGATATGCCACATAGAACGATGAATAAAGTTGCAACCACAGGGTTTTTAGCAAAGTCTTTGAACGATACAGGTAATGCCATTTTAAAATAATTTTTTATAGTAACCTAATGAATAATGATTTGTGGTAGCGTTTATTGTAAACAAGCCGCTTTTAGCCGTCTTATATCCTAAGCCAAGTCCTAAGCCTACTTTGTTATCAAATGCCCTTAAATCGCCTATAACACCCAAATAAACCTCTTTCTTAGGCTTTGGTATTATAGTCTTTGTAACGTAAATAGTTTTCTCGTTTATTTCAGCCTTGAAACTTCTGCCTTGAATCTTGTTTTGTGAGATCGTATCTTGAATGTATGCGTATCCTAAAGTATCTATGCGTATCGTATCGGAATACGAATATACACGGCTATAATCGGATATAATTTTTATTGTATCGTGAACTAAATCAACATTGTAAATGGTATCTAAAACGACAAAAGGGATAGATTTCCCCTTAATGTACTTAGTAAAAGTTTTCTGTTGGTAAACTGTGTCGGTATCTACGATAACCGAAGGCTGACCTATATATTCAGATTTGTCCTTTATAAAAAGAAACACAATAATAACCAATATCGCTATTACTATATTCTTATACATTACTTAAATCTTTTACTTGCTTTGTAGTAATATCTAATTGCAAATACCCCTGAAATAATAGCAGTCAAACCTGCCACCAAAGTTACAAAAGGTTGTACCTGTGTTAATGTTAAAGAGGCTGCAGTTAAACTGATGCCTGTATTAACCAATGCTTGACTGCTATCTTGTGTCATCTAATCTTCTTTTACTTCTGTTTGAGGATTTTGTTCTTGCGCTAATTTACCTAAGAACTGCAATAATGGTAAGCCATAAGCAGTTGGGATTGTGTTGATAAATTGCTCTAATTCTTTAACTTGTTGTTCGTTTAACGTAATCATATTATTTTATTTTATTCACAAATATAGTTAAATACTTAATATTTTTAGTTTTTAGCTAATATCATTGCTTTTAATTCTTCTATTTGTGCTTGTTGCTCTTGAATACACTTTGTCAAAATAGCAAACTCCATTCCAACCTTTAAACCTAATGAATCTTCATACCCACTTATTAAGTTTCCGTCATCATCATATTTTCTTGTGTCATTTTGATATACAAAAGATGGGAATACCTCCTGCATTTCTTGTGCTATAAATCCTATGTGCTTGTCCTCATTACCTATCAAATTAAAATTTACCACATTCAACCTCATTATGTCATCAAGTTTAGGTGTAGCAGATACGATGTTTTCTTTTAATCTTCTATCAGATGCAAGTGTACCATAAGAACCATTAGTGTTTACTATATTTCCATTACCATAAACAAACATTTTGTCTGACCCATCTGTGACTGCTATGTAATGATAATTAGATGCATTATTACTTGTACTTCCTAATACAGTGATTATTGCAACATTATCAGTAGCGTTTGTATTTGTATTTCTAAATTCGTGATACGCACCATTTACTCCAATATAACTACCGTTATTACTTGCCTTAATAAAACCCCCCGATGTGATTCTCATTCGTTCGGTACCGCCATTTTCAAATATTGTATTTGAACCATATAAGTATAATTGTTTAAATGTTGATGTACTTCTATCATAAGAACCTATTAAACTACTTGTGCCATTATACCATAATTCCATTCCGTCACCAGTTGTAGGTGCCGAACCATTTGTAATTTTTACACTACTTGAGAATGTAGCACTTGTACCACTTAAAGCACCTGTAAGCGTAGCAGCAGCAGCATTAATATTACCTGTAACAACAAGTGCATTTTGTACTTTTAATGTATTAGCAACATATACACCTATATTTTCTTCAGGTGAAAATACTTCATATACAGAACTATTTTCTATGCTATTTGTTGAACCACTAAATAAAGGTAAATAATTTATAGTCCTTGTTCCTGTTCCTGTAATTGGATTTGTTAGAGCAGCTTGATATTGCGGAATATTTAATGTATTACTTGCAAAAGTAGCAGCACCACTTGTACCTGTTGTTGTTAATGTTATAGCAGATTGAGGAGATGACAAATTACCTACGTTCCAAATTTTATTCCCATTAATTGTAACCGAATCATTGTTAGCAGTTCCTCCTATACCTGTTGCAAAATTAATTACATCACCAGCACCATCATTACCTGTATATAATTCTAAAACCATATTTTCAGAAAACGAATTATATAATCTTAACCCTGCAATATCACCACTTCCTCCAAATGGGTTATCAGGAAATCTTAAACCTTTTGTAAAATCAGTACTACTTGATGACTCTTTAAGTACAATTTGACCTGTCATTGTACCACCTGCTAAAGGTAGATATGTACTTGCTGCTGCACTTGTTGTTAAGTATGTGCTTGAATCAACTGAACCATCTGCTTTTAAGAATTGACTTGATGTACCACCTGTTTTAATTAATGAAGATGCCGTTACACTACTTAAAAATGTAGCAGCACCGGTAGAAGCTATTGTAAGATGGTCAGTACTGCCATTGTTAGATAAATAAAATATACCATTAACATTAGTAAGATAAGTACTTGTAGCTGCAGATGAACTTTGTAAAATTATAGAGCCATTTGTATAAGCATTACCCGTTGCTCTAAATGTTGATGTATTAGTAAACGTAGCACTTGTACCACTTAAAGCACCGGTAAGCGTACCGCCTGTTAAAGGTAAATAAGCGCTTAAAGCAGAACTTGTAATATATCCTGCACCATTTGCTATTTGATTATTGTCAGTAGGAATTGTGATTACCCCTGTTGTGCTATTGTAAGCACCACTACCAGCCGTAAAACTTAAAGCTGCTCTTGCCCTTGCATCCGTAAAGTAAAGGTTTGTATTCTCAGTTACTTGACTTGTATTGTAATCGCCACTTGCTGCCACAACCGCACCTGTTCTACCAAATACACTTGTAACCGCATCCGTATTGTCATCTGTCCAAGAAGCAGTAATAGTACCTGCATCTTGTTGCGTTAAAGTTAAAGTCTTTGTAGTTGTTCCTGTAACCGCTGCTGAAACAATCATATTGTTATAAGCAGTATTAAAATTAGTCCAATCTAAGTTATCTAAATAACCATCAACTAAACTTGTAGCAGCAGGTATTGATATTGTATTGCTTGTGTTAACTAAAGGAGCAGTAAATGATAATGCAGCTTGTTTAGCATTAAAAGTACTCCAATCTGTTGAACTCAACTTACCTGTATTTGTAGCCGAAGCAATAGGTAGGTTAAAAGTATGTGTATCACCACTTGAAACGATAGCAAAGTTTGTTCCGCTTGTTCCTGTGGTTAAAAATTGTGATTGGTCAGTTAAGTTATTTAAAGAAACCATTCCCTTAGATAAAGTAGTAACTACTTGACACAAATGACCATTCTCTGTATGTAAAGTAACTGTTCTACCATCTACGTTTACATAAATTCTAATTGCTAATCTATCCGTTAACGCTAAAGCACTTGTAGGAACAGGAATAGCAAAATAATAAGGTGCTATTATAGTTCCTTGATTGATATACTCTGGAACTCCAACGCTACTACCTAATAAGGTAAAAGTTGTGCCATCGTACTTATAAAGTTCTGCATAGAAAAAAGGATTGCCTGTATCGTTACTAACACTAAAATAGAACTCACAATTAAAGTTACCGCCAGGAATTGATAATACATCAGGGTCGTTAGCATCCGTTAAATAACTTGCCACATATCCTGTTGTTGAAATAGCAATGTCAGTTCCAGCACCTATAATTGGTTCTTTATTTAACTCTCTATATGCAACCCCTCCTATTGTACCTTGTGAAACACTTGAGTTAAGATAATAACTAACTGAACTACCACCACCACTTGATGTTGGAAAGTCAGCTAATGTACCATCCCCTCGTACATATTGAGAAGCAGCACCATCTAAAGCGGTTATTACACCACTATTAGCCACTACTGGACCTTGTATGTCCCTTATCTTTGCTTCCCCTGTTACCTGTAACTGTGCACTCATTTATATATAAATTTTAACTATTATTTTGCAATTATTCTAACAAACTCATCAACCTCTAAAGCTCTGCCAAAGGTAACAACTCCTGTCGAAGCGTTAAATGTAACATTGTCGCCTGTTGGTACACCTGAAGTTTGTATTGTTCTAACTTCCATACCACCTCTTGTAACTGACAAGCAAGTTCCACCTATTGCTGCTGCAAATGTTACGGTAGTTTCGCCACCAGTAGCTGTATATTGATACATAATCACATTTGAAGTTTCTATTACTACTGCACCACCTGGAGTAACTTGTGTTCCTGTTATATTATAAGCACCAGAGCCTTGTAGTGACACGCTATATGTCGAGGCTGCCTCTACCCCTGCACTTAAACTAAGTGAGCTTAAATTGGCTAATCCTGTGAATACAGAGTATCCTAGAGTACCACTACCATCCCCATTGTCATTATCCACTTGGAACTTGATTAAGATAGGTTGTCTTGTCAACTGAAGGTTAGCTAAGAATAAGTAAGAATAGTCGCTTAAAGCAACAAATCCATCAGCGTTAATAGACCATGAAGCTACGTCATTCTTAAACTCTTTAAACCATGCAGAACTTTGAGATGTTACTTCCTTCTGATCTACTGA